AGCTCACGGTTGAACCAGGTTGATGAGATGATTTCGTTTGTATCAATCTCAGGGTTTGCTTGAGTAATTTCCAAACTCAATTTTTTTGAACAAAGCCAATGGTTTTTATTTTTAGATTCTAATGGGAGGTTCTTTGGTAGATTCCGTGTCCCAACTTGGGACTCTTTAACGGAATTGTTGGGACTCTTTCATGGAATTGTTGGAACTGTTCCACTGTTGGAACTGTTCCATTGTTGGTACTGTTTAAATCATCATTTTCACTATCAAAGAGTACCGTTACTGGTACTGTTTCTCGACCTTTAACGCCGATCAAAACATAAACTTTAACTTGTTTGGTACGGCCTTTTCGCTCACCAGTATCTACAATCAAACCATCCTCAATTAACTCATCTATAATTTTAAGCACAGTTTTACGATCCATCTCTGTATCTTCAACAAGACGGGCAATACTTGGGTAGCAAACATAATCTTCACCAGCTCGATCTGCCAGTGAGAGTAAAACCAGTTTCTTGAGTGGTTTTAGTGCACCACCCTTTTTCTGTTTCTGGCGTGTTTTCCACGCCCACATTGATGCATCTAAACTCATACATCACCAACCTTAGGTCTTAAATATCCGCCCATGTATTCAATCTTTTGGGCCTTAAACAAACTCGTTTCGATTTCGCCAGCTAAATGCAAAGTAATGCGTCCACGGCATGCAAGTTGCTGCCTAAACTCTTCACGGGTAATTGCTGCATTCTCTTCGTTGTAGCCGCGCTTACGGAGATTGGCCTTATTGCGCTCAAGCAAATCATTTAAAAGTTTCAATGCCGGTTCATACCAGGATTGGATCGCCTGAAGTTGTTTGTAATCTGGAAGCTTTGTATTCATGAAACCTCCGCTAGTACTTGCTCAATATCTGTAAGACGGCGTTTTGCGTTCAACTCAGCAATTGAGGCATGGCGTAATTCAGATTCTGCAGCTGTAACACGTTGGCCATTCACCAAAATGGTGACTCCACTACTTTGGAGCCCGCAAACATCCTGCACTGTGAAAAGCTCATCTGAATCAAAAGTTCTGTTGATGAACTCAAGTGGTGTTTTAATTACAACCGTATCCCCCACAATGAAATCACTGTTGTGGGTTGATAATTCGTTTGATATATTTGTCATGTTCTTAATCTCTCCAGATTGATGGACACTGACCGCTAAACCTGTTCGCGCAGGAAAGCGGTTTTTTATTATTTAAAGAGAATTCGCATATATTCTGGCGAAGTGAATGCATGCGCTAAATACACTCTTGTTGCCTCTGCCACTTCTGGCGAGCAATACACATCACTAGCTGATACAACCTTTAATTCAAGGCTATTCAATAAAGCTCCAATAAACTCAAGCTCCGTCAATCCATTGTTTTTTTTATCATTTTTCAATCTTGATAGAGTACTTCCATCAACTCCAACCTGTTCCGCGACTTTGCTTTGATTGCTGGCATTAAGGTGGCGCAATATTAAGGCTGCGTTATTGCGGGCCATTTCCGTTAATTCTGGTAATACTTTGCTCATGGTTTTTCCTAAGCTTTTAAGGCTTCGCTATCGGCTTTCAATTTGCCGTCAGTTGTTACTTGCAACACTGCTTGTGTCTTCAATGGAATACCTTTGTTTTCCCACTTCCATAAGGTCACTGTTGAAATGCCTGTTTTTACTGAAAGCTCTTTGCGATTTTTACAATTGTGATAACTCATAAAATCACTGTAATTCATAGTTGCACCAAATTAACTATAGTTAATAGATCAAATTTAACACTTGTTAACCATAGTTTCAATACACCGTATTAACATTAGTTAATGTTTTGGAAATGTTTGTTATGTCTTTACACGAACGTATTAAGCAAAAATTAGATGAGAAAAATCTAAAAGCTGCGGATCTAGCAAGGGCGACAAAGAAGTCTGCCGTATCTGCTAAGAAATGGCTTGACGGGGTTAGTGTTCCTACAGCTGAGAATTTAAAAACAATTGCTAAGTTCCTAGGTGTAACTGATGACTGGCTTTTATTTGGTGGTAAGGAACAGCAAACAGTTGATAACAATGTATCGAATAAACCAGCTCGATTAGCCCCTGTATTGTCATGGGTTCAAGCTGGAACATTTACCAATGTTCAAGCAGTAGACATGTCCCAAGTAGAAGAATGGCTACCACTTCCGGAAGAGTGTACTAATTGTTTTTATCTTAAGGTTCAAGGGATTAGCAATCAACCCGATTTCCTTGAAGGTGATTATATTCTGGTTGATCCAGATGTGTATTACAGTGATATGCAATCTGGTGACATGGTTGTAGTAAGAAAATTTGAAGATGCAACTTTCAAAAAATTAGTTATCGAAACAGATGGTTCTCGGTATATGCAGGCTCTAAATCCTAACTTTCAACCTAACATTATTCCTTTGGATGAGCATTGCCATTTTGTGGGACAAGTTGTGGATTGCATGCGATATACATATCGAGCTAAAAGAAGAACTAGACCTAATCATAGTTAATTATTAATTAAATAAAGACCCGCCGTGAGCGGGTTTTCTTTTGTGAATTAATAAAACATTAAATTAATGTTAAGTAAATTATTAACCAAAGTTAATTTAATTCTTGACTATAAAATTAACCATAGTTAATATAAATCTCATAGACAGCAAAAAGCCCCGGGATCTTGGCGGAACAACGGGGCTCTTCACTTACATGAGGTCCATTATGGAACAAAATGTTTTAAATCACAACCGAAGCTACATCTCTGGCAAGACTTTGCTTAAAGGATGTGCTTTGGCAGCAATCACAGCCGGTACCTTATCTGGTGCTTATGCCCTTGTTACTAAACCAGTTGATATCGCCCCTGCGTTTAGCTATGCAAACACTCAATCCATGTACGGCATATTAGCAGTTCAAATTACATCTGAAACAACTGGCGAAGCTGTAATTAATCTTGATAGCTTCCGTGTGTACACAAGCTTTGATTTTAAGTTGGTACCAGACGATAACGGTCAACTCGGCAGCAATGATGAAGCTGTATTTATCTATAACCTGGCTGTTGATCGTGTCTTAACACCAACTGGTGGAAGTTATAACGACTTCACCAATGCGGATGACATTCGGAACATGATCACAGTGATCACCGCCCACATTGAAAAAAACAAAATGGTTCGGGGGTGATCATGAACATTACCAAATTTACTACCCCATTCCGCGAATACTTATTGAAAGATGATCAAGGCTTCTACCATGTTCGCCTTGGTTCAAAAATCTTTATGACCAAAGTTTCTTTGAACTATACGCCTGAATTCGACAATGACTTTTTCGGCGGTGCACAGGAACTGGCATTCGACTGGTATTCAGTTCGAGTAAAAGATTCTAAAGATGCTGAGCCACGTCCAATTACCACGGATGAGCTTTCTATCCCATGGGTCAAGCGTGAGTTAAAGCGTGCCGTTAATGAACAACGTTCAAAAGAACGCAACGCACGTAACAGCCAAACATCACGCTATAGCGCCAACCAGCGCACCGCTTATCATAATCATAATAAGGGTTTGTAATCATGGCTCTAAATATAATTAATGCTGACCAGACCCTATTGGTTCAAGCGATTATTGTTTACTTATATGCTGACCCTGGTCTTGGTAAAACTTCTATCGGCTTTACTGGTGACAAGGTTATTTCATTCGACTTTGATAAAGGTGCACATCGTACTGGTGAGTTGCGTCGCGGATCAGTGGTACAGGTTCAACAATGGAAAGATGTGGCAGATCTCACGCCACAGGACTTGGCTCCATTTAACACCATTGTTCTTGATACTGTTGGCGCAATGCTTGAGAGCATTAAGACTCACTTGTTATTGACGGCGAATAATCGCCAAAAAGATGGTTCTTTAAAGCTTAAGGCTCAAGGTTTAGCGAATCAAATATTCAAGCAATATGTGAACTCGCTTATCAGCTCAGGCAAAGATGTTGTTTTTATTGCTCACGCCTCAGAAGATCAGAACGGAGACCAGATTATCTATCGTCCGGATCTGGGTGGTAAGAATCGTAATGAGTTATACCGTATTGCAGACATTATGGGTTATTTAACAACTGTCACAACCACTGAAGGTAAAAATGCCCGGGTAATCAACTTTAAGCCTAGCCCTACCCACCATGCCAAAAACTCGGGTGCGCTTGGTGGAGACACAGGCGAACTTTGGGTGCCAGATCTTAAAACGAATCCAACATTCCTTGCTGATCTGATTAAAGCTGCCAAGGACCACATCAACACGCTCACGCCTGAACAATTGGCTACAGCAAAGGCTGTAGAAGATTTAGAGAATTGGAAACAGAGTTGTGCTGAAGCTGAGCATGCTGGCGATTTAAATCAGCTTACAGAGTCTTTATGTAAAGACCACATGTACTATCAGAACATGCGCCAAATCATGCTTGCTCGGTCTAAAGAGCTCGGGTGCACTTTTGATAAAAATCAAAACAAGTGGATCGGTCAGCCTGAGTTCCAAGGCATTTCTAATGCCCAACGTGACGAGCTACTTAGCTTTATAGATGAACGCGGCCTAGATACAAAAACAGTGTGTGAGCACTTGGGCATTGATAGCCTTTTGCAGATCGCAGCACAAACCTTAAACGCCGTTAAAAAAGACATCGACAACATGGCTAAACAAGGTGTTCGATCATGAAATTCAACTATTCCACTATTACCCGAACACTCACAGTGTTCGGGGGCCATATGACTCATATTTTTGACAATGTAAATGAGTCCGAAATTCTAGCCCACGTAGCCAATGCAAAGTTTAAAGAAGCGACTTGGAGAAAAAGAAAGTGATTACAGTACCTGAAAAATTGAAAGCAATGAAACCCCAAGCCCGTTGGGAATGGTTCGATCGACAAAAAGAAATTTTACGTGAAGCTGCAAAGACTGGTACCAAAGCTGAATTTACGCCTGAACTTACTGAAGCTTTCATGTACATGGCAGATATTGATAATCTGAAATATTGTGAAATGGTCACAATGCATCACAATGCTATTGTTGTTGCAGCCAGCGCTCTTATTGAAAGTGATTTCGATAATGCCCGTGATTGGCTCTTAAATCTTGTTGAGCAGGCAGATGAAGTTGCCTGGCAAATGTATTCCAATGCTCAAGAGTTTTATGACCGTAATCAATTAAATTGGCCTGATTCGGTCGAAGATCACCAAAAAAATATTGCTCAGTCAAAAGTGAAAACCAAAGAAGATCGTGAAAAATTTGATATTTGGTATGAACAAAATATCAATCCATTACTTAAGAGTGGTTCACCTTCTCATAATGTCAATTTCCCTGTGTGATATGTGCTGAATTAGCAGGAGACTTTCACTTGGGATATGCTAGGCAGCTAACCGATAAAAGTTCTCTGCTATTTGATTTGGCGTTTTAAAATCCAAACTCTTTTGAATTCTTCGCTGATTATAAAATAACACAATGT